TGGGCATCACCGGGGCCGGGCGCAGCGCGGGGATTGGCTTGGATATATGGCCGGGAATTTAGCCGCACCAGTCAGGCCGGGATTGACGAGCAAGTGATTCTCATGCGCAAGATTCTTAGGTCCAGCACCTACCCAACCAACTGGCCCAGCGATTGGCCAAAGTGGGACATGAGAACTGTTGAGCACACACTTTGTGAGTATGATAAGCTACGACGTGGCATGCTTGGCCGCCGGTTGAAGCGTAGGTATCCATGACAAACCCAATTGGTTGGACTTATGTTTCTGACAGAGGGTATGTTGTGGAGAAAACTGAAAGCGGCCGGAAGTTCCAGCACCGACTGGTAATGGAAAGCCACTTGGGTCGTGAGTTGACGGACGATGAAGTGGCTCACCACATCAACGAAAAGCGGGCTGACAACCGGCTGGAAAACCTGCAGTTGATGACGGACAAAGAACACAAATCACATCACCTTCAGGGACGTGTGTTCACGCAAGAAGCAAAGGACAACATGGCTGCGGCTCAGCAGCGAAGAAGAAAGCGAGCGAGCAAAAATGAAAGTAATTAAAGTAAGAAACGTGCACGAAGCTTTGCCCGAAGCCATGCACCAGATTCTGGCCGGGCCGGTCGTCACCGAAGAGACGCGCAACGGGCCGGTACACGTCATGCTGGAGCCGGTGACTACGGTATACAGCCACCCCCGCGAGCGGGTCATCTTCTGGCCGGAGCGCGACGCCAATCCATTCTTCCACTTCTACGAAGCGTTGTGGATGCTTGGTGGGCGCAACGACGTGGAACCTCTCACCCGGTTCGTGAAGGGCATGAAAGCGTTCAGCGATGACGGCGTTTATTTCCACGGCGCATACGGCCACCGGTGGCGGCGACACTTTGAGGTGGACCAGCTCATGGCCGTGATCCACAACCTGAGAAAAGACGCACTGTGTCGCCGCCAGATAATAACGATGTTCGACCCTCGCGTGGACCTGGCTGCCCAAGACGGCATGAAGGATATTCCGTGTAACATCGCGGTTCACTTCCAGCACCGGGGCGGCCTCTTGGACATGACGGTATTCAACCGCTCCAACGACATCGTGTGGGGCGCTTATGGAGCCAACGCGGTTCACTTCAGCATGCTCCACGAAGTGGTGGCGAGCATGGCGAAAATTCCCATGGGTTCGTTCTACCAGATCAGCGACAACTGGCACGCCTACCACAAGACGGTGGAGCCGCTGTTGGGCCTGGCCGCCTATGCTGCCCAGCCGCCCGCCCTGGGTGCGCGTACGCCGTATGAGGAAGACGGCGTGCGGCCGTTCCCGATGGTGAACCGGGCTGACCCCGCAACCTGGTTTGGGGAGCTGCAAATGTTCCTTGACCTGGAGCACCGGGCCATGGGCTACACCGAACCGTTCTTCCGCCGGGTGGCCTTGCCTATTGTGGAAACACACAACCTTTTTAAGGCCAAACAATACGCCGACGCCATGACGGTTGCGGGCACAATTAAAGCCACCGATTGGCGCAGGGCAATCGTTGAGTGGCTGGACCGCCGGGAGGCAAAACGTGAAGCGAAGTAAAGCACTAATTGAGGGTGGCCAAACCGAGAGGCTACACGCCACTTTTCATCACCGACCCTACAGCGTGGCCGTCCATAGTTGGAACATGGTCGCGCTGCTGGAGGTCTTGAACCCCGGCGCGAGTTTGCGCCTCACCAAGGCGTGTCTGTTTCATGACGTGGCAGAGCGTTGGGTCGGCGACATGCCGGCACCGGCCAAATGGTGGCTGACCCCAGACGCGGGCAAAGCGTTTGGTGAAGTAGAGGCCCGGCTGAAGCGCGACTTGATGGTGGACTACGAAGAGGGCCTGAACGAAGTTGAGCGCCAGTGGTTGAAGGCGATGGACCTCCTGGAGCTGTGTTTGTTCTGCGGGGACGAACTGAACTTGGGCAATCGCGACGTTGACCAAATCATTAATGTCTGCCACCGGCTGCTGGCCCAAGACTGGGTGCCCAAAGAGGTCCGAGACTTCGTGGCCCACTTACAATGGGAACGCACGCCGGACAAGTTCGACAGCGAGTTTGAAAAATGAGGCTGTGGGAGGGATTCGATTGGGGCTGGTGCCCGCCGGGTTTTCGCCGAGGCGGAACGGTGGAGTTCACGCCCCACATGTTAGAAATAGCTGAAGGAATGCGACTCATGGGTCGCGCACTGAGAGGAGAACCCTTGACCTACATAGACGCACTACCGGGAGTGGCGGAAGCCCTCGTTAAAAAGTTGAAAGAAAAGGACGAACAGTATGGTGGATCATGGCTCAAGCGCGGGGGCGTTGGAGCGTTCATGATGATGGCCCGCAAGTGGGACCGGCTGGAGCAGCGGGTGGCCTCTGATCAGTTGGCTACGCCGCCCGGCCAAGATGATTCCCAGGCCTACTGCGTTGCGTCCAAGTGGGACATCTTGGAGCACGCCCGCAGCGACCGCCGGGACGAAGGCGTGATCGACGACCTGGAAGATTTGGCCGCGTACTTGCTGCTGGTTTTATCTGAGTTGAAAGCCAGTGATGTGCCCAAGGCTGACACCGTTGGTTTTGACACCACTGTGTCTCACCCGTTTGGATACGAAAAGGAGGTGTGCGAACACTGCGAAGGCGAGAGTAAAGATTGCGGATATTGCGGAGCGTAATATCCAACACCCAAGTCAAGGAGACAAGGAATGATTGACCTAACAAAATCCATCAGGGACGCTAAGTGCCACTTTCACCGGCTACACCTCATGCCAGACGGGTGGGTGTTGTTTTGCCACACGCCGGACTCAGTGTGTGTTCGCGTCAGCGAGAAGGCATTGCGTACATACAAAGCGACAGGCGAAACACGGGTGTTGTTGAGGAACACTTTGGACCAAACCTGGATGATGACACCAGACGAAATTATTGCGGAACCAGACTACGTGACCGGCGGGCCTTGGGGTCCATTTTGGGGCGTGCCCTTTCGGGCTGAAGATGAGGAACCGATCTACAACCTCAAGCAGTTATTTGGCAGCACCAACCCTCAACTCAGAACCTTCCAAGACCGGCTGAGCGAAGACGACGAATTGACCATCACCAAACACGACGTGAGTCTCAATGGAGGAAGCCCGCTATGAGCGACAAGGGCAGAGTAGAAAACCTGATCGTTGGTACCCAGGCCCGCGCCGCCGTCTTGGATGCAATGGCAGGCGACGGTCAGTTTTTCGTGGTCACCATAGACGCAGAAGGTTCAGCCGTGCTGGCCCGCAGCCCTGCGACCCAGGAGCTGATTGAGTTGGTGCTTTCCATGACGGGCGAAATGGTCTTGGGCTTCAACCTAGACAGGGGTAAAAAATAGTGCAACTCCCGCTGTTCGATCTGCCCTCAACCTGGTCCCCTCCGCTCATGGCCGAAATGCCAGAGTGGACGGGGGCCGGGCGTGTGGGTATCGACATTGAAACCTACGACCCAAATCTCAAGATCACGGGGCCGTCCGTGCGCACCGGCGGCCACATTGCCGGCATCAGCTTTGCCATCGAAGACGGGCCGTGCCACTACCTGCCCATGCGGCACGAAGGCGGCAACAACCTGGACCCGCAGACGGTGCTAAGATACTTTCGCAACCAAGCCAAAAACTTCAAAGGCATTCTCGTTGGGGCCAACATAAATTACGATCTGGACTACATGGCCGAGGAGGGTATTAATTTCAACCACGCCGATCAGCGTGACGTTCAGATCGCCGACCCGCTGATTGACGAACTCCACTTCAGCTACTCGCTGGACGCCATCGCCAAGAGGCACGGCCTGCCCGGCAAGGACGAGATGTTTCTCAGGCAGGCCGCCGCCCACTACGGGCTGGACCCCAAGAAGGATATGCACCGGCTGCCTGCAAAATACGTGGGCCCATACGCAGAGCAAGACGCCCGGCTGCCGCTTCAAGTTCTACGCCGCCAGGAACGCATCCTAAGGGACGAAGACCTTTGGCCCATCTACCAGCTTGAGTGCAAACTCCAGCCCGTGCTGCTGCGCATGAGGAGGCGCGGGGTGCGTATTGATTTGGACCAACTGGACCGGGTGGAAGCTTGGGCGCGGAAGCGAGAGCAAGAGCACCTTGACCTCATCCGGCACCACACCGGCGTTGACGTGGGCATGGACAATATCTGGACCAAGGCCCCGCTGGTGCGGGCGCTCACCGCGTTGGGGGTTGAGCTGGAGGAAACGCCCAGCGGCCAAGACAAGCTTGACCAAGAAACACTCAACGCAATCGACCACCCGGTGGCCGCCGCCATCGTCCAATGCCGCAAGGTCAATAAGCTGCGCACCACGTTCGTCCAGAGCATCCGGACCCACATGGTCGGCGACAGGATTCACACCACCTTCAACCAGATGAGACGGACCAAGCAAGACGGCGACACCAAGGGCGCAAGGTACGGTCGCATGAGCAGCGAGCACCCCAACCTTCAGCAGCAATCTGCACGCGATGAATGGTCCGGTATGTGGCGGGCAATTTACGTGCCTGATGGAGACATCTGGGCGTGCGCCGATTATAGCCAACAAGAGCCGCGCATCCTGACTCACTTCGCAGAGTTGTGCGGCCTGCCCAGGGCCAAGCACGCGGCCGACGCCTACCGCAACGACCCCAAGACTGACAACCACCAGATGATGGCTGACCTGTGCGGCATCCCCCGCACCCCGGCCAAGAATATTTACCTGGGCTTGTGCTACAGCATGGGCGGCGCAAAGCTGGCCCGCAACCTGGGCCTGCCTACCAAGTTTATCACCACGCGGCGGGGCTGGTCTGGTGAGGTTGCCGGCGATGAAGCGCAGGCCCTCTTGGATGCCTTTCACAAGCACGCCCCGTTCGTCAAGAAGCTGGCTGACCTGACCGAGGAGCAGGCCGCCGCCAACGGATTCATCAAGACCCTTCTGGGCCGCAAGTGCCACTTTCCAAAGCTGGCTGACGGCAGCTACGACTGGTGCCACAAAGCACTCAACCGTCTCATCCAAGGCAGCGCCGCCGACCAGACCAAGGCCGCCGTGGTCGCGCTGGACGACAACGGGTTTGACCTTCAACTCCAGGTTCACGACGAAGTGGATTGGAGTCCGGCCAACATAGCAGAAGTAAAGGAAGCCGGGCACATCATGCGGCACGTTGTTGAGTTGAGCGTGCCCAGCAGAGTTGATCTAGAAATTGGCCCCAACTGGGGCGAAGCAAAGGAGCAGATTGCATGAGAAATAAAAGCTGGGACGAGAAGTGGGTGGGCCGGGCGGTGGAGTACGCCAGCTGGTCCAAAGACCCAAGCACGAAAGTGGGCTGCGTGATCGTTGACCCTCACACCAACACCGAGGTCGCGGGGGGCTACAATGGCTTCCCGCGCCGGGTGCGCGAAATGGTTGACGTGCTGAAGTCGGATGCCAAAAACGTGCTCCGCCCCGTTGGCCAAGAGCTGGACCCAGAGCGTTGGCGACGGCCCACAAAATACATGTTCGCCGAGCACGCCGAACGCAACGCAATCTACAACGCCGCCCGGCTGGGCCGGGCCACGCAGGGGTGTTGGGCTTACCTGAGCTGGGACCCAAGCGAAAGCATCTGCGCGGATTGTGCGCGGGCCTTGATCCAGGCGGGCATCCATACGGTGTCTGGACCGTCTGAGGCAATCCAGCGGCGGCTGGACATGGAGGATGACGCGGGGTGGCGCGACAGCTGCAAGACCGGCCTGATCATGATGGGTGAGGCCCAGCTCAACGTGCGGTCGTTGCCTATCTACCGGCCCAAGCCCGGCCCACAAACCGCGTTCTTTTTGGGCGAGCTGTGAGAGGCCGCCGGAGGCTGGAAACCAACAAGGCAAAAATCGAACGGCTGACCAACACGATCACGTCGTTGAACAAGCTAGTCCTGGCGGCGGAAGAAAAGCTGGAAGCGGTGGCCGAGTTCGTCGACAACGCAGACCGGAACGCGCCACGCAGCCCAACGTGGTTTCGGTACTCCAGGATGCTCAGGAAGATCATCGCCAAGGAGGAAAATAAATGAGCGAACAAGGCATGAGAAAAGCCGTGACCAAAATGCTCAAACCACTCAACGCAATCTCAGTCGAGAACCCGGTGCTGCCCGGCACCCCCGACGTGAACTACGTTGAAGGGTGGATCGAATTAAAATGGATACGCGCTTGGCCCAAAGGGGAAGACACCCCCGTGCGCATCGAACACTACACGCCCCAACAGCGGGTATGGGCGCTGCGCCGCCGCCGGGCCGGGGGCCGGTGCTGGTGGCTGTTGCGTTGTCGGTCGGAGTGGCTGCTGTTGGATGGAGCGGATGCCGCGCTGGTGGTCAACACCGAGGGCTGCAACAAAACGAAACTCATTGAGGTCGCTGTAAAATACTGGCCAAAATCTATAGACCAGAAGGAGCTAATTGAATGCCTTACACGAGAGCCGAAAAACTTTACACTGGCAGGAGACGCCGAGCTGAAACTCAGAAGGCTGCTGCTGAACGGTACGGCATCCCCGTCAGAAAATACCTAGCCTGGGAGCGCGGCGAAACCCCGTGCCCCTACAACCTGAAACTCACGTTGCTTTCGTACGAACGCTTTGTCATCCTCCGCCGCCGGGCGGGCCTCACTCAACCGCAACTGGCCCCCCGCGTGCCGTGTACCGTCCAGTGGCTAAGTATGATCGAACGAGGACTTGGTCCCGTTGATCTGCTGGAGAGGTATTGGAATGACAAGCATTGAATTCCTGAAGCTGTTTCACCCAGAAGGCTATTGGGTTTTGACGGCGATAAAAGTAGATCGCAAAGGGATCGAAACAAAGACCTTCACGCCCAAGGAAGAGGCTGCCGCCAAGAAGTGGATAGACAGCCGGGCCGGAAAGGCCAACCTGTACTTCAGCGTCAACCAACCGGCGCACGCGCTGACCAAGAAGGCAACCCGCGACGACATCGTCACCGTGGGCTGGCTCCACGTTGATGTGGACGCACGGGCCGGGGAACCTCTTGAGGCGGAGCTGGAGCGCATCCAGGCGTTGCTGCTGAAGCGTTGCCCCGTGGCCCCACCTACCGCCGTGGTATTCAGCGGCGGCGGGTACCAGGCGTTCTGGAAACTGGCTGAGCCGGTGACCACGCGCACCGCCCCGGCCAAGGCAGACATCACCCGCTACAACAGGCAACTGGAAATTGTTTTGGAGGGCGACAGCTGCCACAACATCGACAGGATCATGAGGCTGCCGGGCACAATGAACTTGCCCAACGCCAAAAAGGTTGAGCGAGGCCGGACGCCGTCGCTGTCTGCTGTGGAGTCCTTTGGGATTGAACGGGCATACCAACTCACCGACTTCACCCCCGCGCCGATCATCCAGACGGCGGGCATGACCCACACCGCGCCCGTCACCGCACCTACCGGTAACGTGGCCCGGCTGGGCAGCGTAGACGAACTAAACAAATGGAAAGTACCAGACCGGGTGAAGGTCATCATCGTCCAGGGCGAGCACCCCGATGAAGTCAAGAAGGGTGACAACAGCCGGTCGGCCTGGTTGTTTGATGTGATTTGTAACTTGCTCCGGTGCGACGTTCCGGAGGAAGTTATTTTCAGTATACTGACCGATCCTGACTTCGGAATCAGCGCCTCTGTTTTGGACAAGCGACCCAACGAAATTGAATACGTCATGCGCCAGATCAACCGGGGCAAAGAACATGCCGTGGAGCCGTGGCTGCAAAAGCTCAATGATCGGTTTTTTGTGGTAGGAGATTTTGGCGGAAGATGTCTGGTGGCGGAAGAAGTCTTGGACATAGAAATGAGTCGCAAAAAACTCACCAAGCAAACCTTCGCCGACTTTGGCAATCGGTTTTGCAACGTCTTCGTTACCGTCCCGGTGGGCGACAAGGAGAAGCAATTCCCGGTGGGCAAGTGGTGGCTGACGCACCCCCAGCGGCGCGAGTTTGACCGGGTGGTGTTCAACCCCAGCGGGCCGATCATCCCCGATGCCTACAACCTTTGGCAAGGGTTCGCCGTGGCGGCCGTGCCGGGAGATAAGCACCTGTCGTTCTTGCGCCACCTTCATACCAATATTTGTAAGGGTGTGGACGTGCACTACAACTATCTTTTGAGCTGGATGGCGCGGGCGGTTCAAAAGCCCGGCACCGCCGGTGAGACGGCAGTGGTGTTGCGCGGCAAGAGCGGTACGGGAAAAAGTTTCTTCGCCAATAAGTTCGGCGCACTCTTCGGCCGCCACTATCTGCAGGTCAGCAACGCCAACCATCTTGTTGGGCAATTCAACGCCCACCTTCGAGACTGCGTGATACTGTTCGGCGATGAGGCGTTCTTCGCGGGAGACAAGAAACACGAAAGCGTTTTGAAGACCTTGGTCACAGAGAATCGCATGGTCATTGAACAGAAGTTTGTTGACGCCGAGACCAGCCCAAACTTCACCCACCTCATCTTGGCATCCAACAGTGCTTGGGTGGTGCCAACCGGGGCGAATGAACGCCGGTTTTTCGTACTGGAAGTTGGAGACAACCAGAAGCAAAACAGCAAGTACTTTGGGGACATCGCTGCGCATTTAAAAAACGGCGGCAGTGAGAATCTTTTGCACTACCTGATGACCCACGACCTGGAAGATTTTGATGTGCGCACGGTGCCCAAGACTGAGGCGCTGCTTGGGCAAAAAATGCAGAGCCTGAGCCCGTGGGAGGATTGGTGGTATTGCCGACTTGAGCAAGGGACGTTGGTGGAGGCACTACCGCGCTACAACAAGGTCGTAGAATGCAACGCGCTTCGAGACGACTACCGCAATCACGTTGAGCGCTACCGGCTGCCGTATAGCGGCAACTCAGGTCAGCTTGGCGAGTTCCTCAAGAGCGTTTGCCCCGATGATTTCCCCCGGCGTACCCGAGCAGCCAAGCCCAAGGTCAGAGGCGGCACCCGGTCCTACACGTATGAGTTCCCAACCCTCCGCGTGCTGCGTGAGTTCTGGGAAGAGCAATACGCGACAAAGGTTCGTTGGGACGAGGAGCTGCCAGAGCAACGACAGCCGGAGGTTCCATTTTAGTTTCAAAAGCGGCCCGATAATTAATACAAGGCGAAACGCCCGGAGTTTTCAACGACTCCGGGCGCTTCGCATTGAAGGCCCCTGTCGTCCATCCGCGCCTTCTGTGCGTTTTGCAGCTGCAACCTGCTGTGCGGCCATGCGTTGCAATTTAGTTTAAATGATTCCCCCACTACGGCCCGAAATAAGCTATACTTGTAGCACACAGCGGGTGTTGACCCGCACTTGAGAAACCCGGTCAAAAGGAAAAACAATGAACAACTTACCAAGCGCAAACTACCGCACCAAATGCAAGCCCGCCCCCAAGCACGGTCAGAAACAAATCTGGGCCACTCATAAAGTCACCGGCGAAGAAACTCACATCGGCAATTACCAGCCCATCACCAAGGTCGCTTTTTACTACGAGTGGAAAGATGACGGCAGCAACGACACCACTCACCGGTTCAACGCCTACGACGTCACGCTCAAGGAAGCCAAGGCCCTCTTGCTGGCCAACTACTTCCACGGCATGCGGGGCTGCGCAGAAGTCATCCACGGCACCCGCCCCTGGTAACGATTCACGGGGGCCGCAAGGCCCCCAAACCAAAACCCGATCCAAAGGAAAAAATAATGAAACGCTTACTCAGCAAACGCTACACCGCCGCCAAAAAACTTGCCGCCCTCTTGAACAAAAAATGCTGCCCCATGGGCGACGAAGTCACCGTCCACCTGGACGAGTACGAAGACACCGTTTTGGTCATCTGGGAAGGCGGCCCGTTTGAGTGGTCGGTAGCCCTCACCGGCGGCGCTCAAATCTACGCCGGGGAGAACGGCCGCTACAGCCAGAACAACCCTTGGTTCAGCCAGGTCCAAACCATCGAACGCAACAGCCGCGTTTTCTTCGAGTGCCAGAACAGCTACTCAATCTCAGTCTGGGAGGGCTAACATGAAAAACCAAACACTCACCCGCGAGCTGAAAACCCGTCTCCAAGAATTCATGGACCGCGACCCGCTGACTTTTGCCAGCGCCCTCGTCAACGCCATCGACACCCACGCTGAGCAGCTCGCTCAGGGTGGGCTGGTTGGCGCCGACGGCAAGCCCCACGCCCTGCCTGAGACGCAACGCACCCGCGAGGTTTGGGCGTTGAACTTTATCTTGGCGCACGACAACGGCGAATCCAGCGGCACCCACCCGTCCAACTTCACGCCCAACCCCGACATCCAGGTGGAGGGCGGCGTGACCGTGCTCACCGTCTGTGAGGTCGAAGACGCGCTGGGTATCGTGGGCGAGAATTGGGACAGCGACTGCGCCCAGCTCATGGCCTGGTGCAGCGAATTTTCGGTTCACTACTACGGTGCCCCCCGCGAGGATTTCAGCATCCACTCAGCGGTGGCAGCGGCCGCCCGGTTGAGCTGCACCTACGTCATCGTGGAGGATATGTCATGAACGACTGGCACGGCAACGAAGACGCAGGAGACATGGGCATGATGAACCGGGCAGCCCAGAGTGAGTGCCGCCCGTTCACCTGCCCTGGGTGTGGGCTGGACCTGGGCGCGGCCGCCGACTTTGAAGGCGAAGACGACGGCACCCCCGGTGAGTGCGATCAGTGCGGCGAAGTTTGGACCTGGTGGGGCATCGATGGAGGTCAATCATGAACGGCTATATGGACCTCCAATATTTCACCTACGAGCGCCGGGGCTTTGTTGTCAACGTAGCCCAGCTGCCCAGCGGGGCGTGGCTGGCTACGGTGTGCCGCCGGTTGAACCCCGGCTACCCCAGCGCACGCTACGGCGAGCCCACCGCCACTACCCAACTCACCAAGTACAAAGCCCTGCACCGGGCACTGGAGATAATAAGATGACTGGACGATACGACGACCCGAACAACTACCCAGACGAGACCAACGGCATCGGCAACTTCTATCTCACAGACGAAGGGCGGGCGTGCCTGGACGAGGCCGCCGCCAACCGGATTGATTGGGCCGACTGTCGGCTGCTTCGGCTGGAACGCTTCCGCATGCTGACCGACGCGGGGTTCCCGTTCTGGGACATCAGTTATTGCCGGGGCATCTTCCGTGACGACGACGGCACCGAGAGATATTGCGAGGTGGTGCTGCCCTTCAGCCAGCTCACAAAAGGAAAGTGGTGGAGCGAGGTCAAGGCTCACGCCCAACGAGACGGGGTGAACCTCAGCCGGATCAAGCTGTGGGACTCCGTGTCCAAACTATGGTAGGAGGTCACGCTTGACGGGGGGCAATATCCAAGCTAAGTTCCAGAAGCGGAAAACCGCGTTCCCTTATTTCCGAGGAGGAAGATTCATGATGAGACGACTGACGTTGGCGCTCGTATTGGTGGCCATACTTCTGGCCAGCAGCGCGGGGGCGCAGGACCGATCGCTCCACCTGTTCAAGTGGACCCAGCCGGACTCAACGAGCGGCGGCACCGAGACCTTGGACGGCTGGATCAAGGAATACAATATCTTCATCGCCACGCCCAGTGACACCATGCTCTATGGCGTGGAGGCCGCGCCGCACGCTGTGGCCGACACGGCGTCAGCTTATGTGAGCTTGTTGATCGGCGTTCCATCTTCGGTGGCCGTGAGCGCGACTGACATCTGGGGGCAAACTGGGCCACTCAGCGAATGGTCCGATTCTTACATTCCAATTCCGCCCGCGCCCGGCACTGGCGGCAAACCTTTCGTGGACGATTAAACGTAACGCGAGGCCGGTCGTTGCTGCGGGTGTTCCCTCCAATCCCCCCACCCAAGGCGGCACCGGTCTCGCTCCCCAAGGAGCAAAGACACCATGTGGATTCTCAACCTAATTCTTGTCGCAGTTTTATTCTTGGTAGTGGCCGGTCTTTTGATCCGGCTGGACCATCTTGAAGCGCGACTGGACACGAATGACCGGCTGTTGCAGGCCACGTTGATTGACGAGTTTAAAAATGAACAACATGAACTTGGAAACCGCCGAAGCCTTGACCCGCCTGATTGACGTGTTGACGACTCTGGCCCCGTGGGCCGGGGCGGCGCTCGTCGTCTCCATCTGCTTCCGTCTCATGGGCGAAAAGCCCAGTGACCTGATCAAGGCTCTGGCCCGGTTATTCCGTGGTGGCGGGGGTTCTTGAATCTCAAATCTAAGCGCCCTAGCTGCCCCGCTAAGCAACGCGGGGGTGGAGGGCTGGGGAACGGGGCCTTTTAGGCCCTTTTGAGCCACCCTCGCAAGAACCGCTCCTGCTTGGGTTGGCGCCGGACCAGCTTGAGGTAGTGCTCACCCTGGAGGGCCGCTAGCACGCGCTGCAGGTGCGCCTCCCCGCCCGCGCTGTTGAGGGCAACCCGTAGGACGGCTAAGGTCTTGGGTCCCACCTGCCCGTCCTGGGCAATCTCCTCCCAGCTTTTCTCATTTCGGTTCAGAAGGTTCAGCGCCTCTTGGAGCAAGGCCCCGGTTCTGCCTACGCCCAAATTCACCGCCATGTCAAACACCTCATAGGCGAGAGACGCGGAGAACGATTCACAGTGGAGACGGTCCCAGAAATTCTCGCGATAGAACGTGGCCAGCATGCCCTTGAGTTGGGGAGTCAACTTGGGCGTGCCGTCGGGCTTTTGTTCATCCACCACCAGCCACCCGCGCCACCCCGGCCAGTTGTGGCGACTCACGCCGCAGAAGGTTTCCCCGCCCCGGTCAGTTGAGTCGTTGACGTAGCCGCCCTCGGTCTTCAAGATTCGGTCCAGCACTTCAATGTTCATGGCGTGCGGCCGTTCCTTTCGAGTCTCATTTCATCGGTGAGAGCTTTGATGGCGTGTGTTTGATTATTGGAGGCGTGGATTGACTTTCGCATCAGCTCCAGAAGGTCACGAACTTCATCGCGATCCTTCCACTGGCAGCCGTACATGCCGCGTGCTTTGTCGGTCTCGTCTGCTTTGGCCATTTGATGCATTTCTTTTATTCGTTGGAAGTGAACTGGGTCCTTCGCACAGGGGTACGGAAGGCTGTCACCCGCGCCCCGCCGGGCGAGAAATAGTTGCTGGCCCACGCCCAAAACTTTCCAGACCAAAATCAGGAGGAACCCGATCAACCCGTATTCGGTCGGCGCTAAAGACGTGGGCACAGTCATCGTGTTCTCCTAGATCGAGAGCTGGTCACCGGGGCCAACTTTCCGAGAAGCGCCGTTCATCCGGCCACTCAATAATTTGCGAGTTGTGATCTTCAGAAGCTGGTGCGTGCCCGTACCACCGACGGCGGTGAGTACGCCAGCCTGGGCGGCGGTGCCAACGTCTGCGCCCGACAGCAGCGCCAGGCCCAAGCCCAGCACGCCGTTGATCGCGGGGATGGCATTGTTGGGCAGCTTGCGGATGCCGTGCTTCATCACGGCCCCCGAAACAAGGGCTGGCCCGGCGACCTGAAAAACTTCAGTAACGCCCGTCAACAGCCCACCAAATAATTCGGCAAACATTATGCCGGCACCTCGGGGTTGCGGCGCTGGTCAGCAAACGCGCTGGTTGCCCCAGCCACGATGTCCAAAACAGCCGCGTCTTTGTCTGTCGCAATCTCATCACTGGCCGACATGAAGGCCGCCAGTAAATCCATGCCGACGCTCACGTCGGAAACGTCAACCCCGTCGGCGACCGCGTTGACCATGTCAACGATCTTCGCGCCCAGGGCCTGTACCTGATCTTTGTTGTACGCCATTGTTCTGCTCCTTGTTAGAAGTGGTCTCAAAAACCAACGTCGATACCATAGTCTATCGGCACGCCCTCGACAACCTTTTTATGCGAGCAGTACGCCGTTGCCATCTTCGGCCGTGGGGCCGGTGATGCGGAAGTACTGGTCGTCGGTGGGCGCTACCGTGAACCGAAGCACCACGCTGTAGGGGCCGCCGCCGCTGGTGGTCAGCGTTCCGGTTGTGTTCCCGGCCGCGATCACGGTCACGTATCCGCCGCCGTCAACATCGGCCTCCAAGATACCGCTGGACGGCAGGGCCGTGTTGATGTCGAAAGCGTATGCGCCCGTCTCTGTGAAACTGATAGCGGCGCTGGCGGTGTTGGCCGCCAAGCCACCCACGTGCAGATCATCGTCGTGGAGTTCAGAGGTAATTGCGAACTCGTGGACCAACGCCACGCCGGTGATCTCAGTGCCAATTTCGGGCGGCGTGTGCCGAGGAGAAATTGACAAGCTGGCGGTAGTGGGCATGGGCGTGTTAATACCCACGGCGATTATCATGTCGTTGCGCAAGGCCCAAACCTGGGTGTCGACCCAGGGGTCGGTGATGACCAACGCCGCCAACACCGCCGGTGTACCGGCCGGGTCCAGGGTGAGCACGTAGTCCAGCTCCGGGGCGTCGTCTTCGTATTGGGCAGTCAGGACGTGGTCGGTCCGAACATCATCCACGCGCCAGTCCCGCACCGTGCACTCCAGCAGCAACGCCGAAGCATCTTCGCCCAGGCGGCCGGTGGGCGTGGTGTACTGTACGTCCAAGCTCACGTTCGTGGTGTCAGCGTAGGTGGAATTTATAACTGGATCGCGCACGGGCAGCGGTTGCCGCCAGAGCCGGACCAAGCTCACGTCCTCCACGGGCGTGAGTCCCTCAACAACTTCCTCCAAGAGGTCCACGCTGCGCAGCTGGAGTCCCATTTCGTCGTGGCTGTCTGCCATACTGATCCGCGTCAAGCTGCCGCCCGTCTGGCCCAGGAACCAAACCGTGTCGCCAATGGAGTGGGCCGCTTGGTTGGTATTAAACAGGCCCCGGTAGAAGACAGACATGCGATAGAACGTGCCAAAGTCAGTGAGGTTCAAAAAGCCCAAAATCTCATCGTTGATTTTCACAATGTTAACCAACGACGCGACGTCACCGTTGTTGCCGGCAACCAGAAGGTCGCTGATGTCATCCGGGTCAGCAATTTCCATGTCAATCGTAAGCACGTTGGTGGGCCGCAGAGACACGGCTGCATAGGCCTCCACGTCAGCGGTGAGGTTGGCCCCGCGCAAGAACGCCCTCACCTCAGCGTCCTCCGTGAACGCCCCGCTGGTTGGATGGCTGGGACCGGTGCGAAGGTAACTCTGGAAGCGCACGGTGCCGCCGCCGGGGTTCCGTGCCCCCATCCATACCCGTGGCTCCAGCGTGGGCGCGAAGGGGTCTTGAACAACCATCTGCCGCCCGGCCTCAAACACAACCGTATCCGCGCTCACAACGGGCACGGCCGCATCGTTGGGCTCAACCCAGCCACTGCCTACCGGGTCACCAAACGTGCCCACCCCGGTGCTGAAAATATCTTCGACCGCGAACACATTTATTTCGCCGCTCAATAACGTACCAGGCGCGAACCGGCCCACGCGGTAAACAACGCCGTCGATCCCCAGCCGGGTGTTGCTGTACTTGAACAGCGAGCCGGGCCGAAGCGCAAATCCATCGCGGTTCATCTTGACCGTAATTTTGGACAGCGGGTAAGTCAGTACGCGCAGTTCACGCCACGCAAGTGAGTTGGCCAACGCCTTGTCCCGTACGCCGGGGTATCGCACTTCAGACGCGACACTGCCGCCCTGGATAAGATGATTGCCCATGTCTTGGGCGAAGGCATAAGTTTCCTTGTAGTTGTCGTCAATGTCGATGTAACTCAGCCGCACTTCGTTGGTCGTTTCTTCCCAGGTCTGCCGCGTGTACTCTGACAGCTCCAGTATGTTACTCTCATCGAACTCCGGCAACGTGCCAGGGTCGTAGCCGTCGCGGATGAGAGTCATCTTCCACTGCCCGGCCCCGCGATCAAACCACAGCGTGCCGTCAACCTGCCGGACGACTTCGTTGATCATATCGCTGGCCTGTTTTTCCCGGTCCATGAGCATGGCGAAACCATTACCCTCTGCGTACAGGGCAGAGGCGGCGTCCTGGAAATTAACCACGTCAATCTCGCTGGACGGTATGCCCAAACCCCAGATGTCATCCGTCATGATTTCGTAGATCACGTTCATAGGGTTGGCTGTGCCGTTGGTGGGGTTTTCTGCGCCGGGGTCAGCGGCGGCCATGTTGAGTCCGTCTGGGTATCGCTCTGCTTCAAATTCCCACGGCACGATGTTGGGGCTGTTGCCAATGTAGCCGCCCTGGAACACAACGTAGCTGGTGCCCCGGTAGGCAACATTGGGTGACTGCTTGCCAGCCAAGTAGGCGTTGATGCTTTGATCGATGGCGCCAGGATAAAAACCCACCGTACCAGAGATACCCCCAGACCCAAATTCGTTTCCACCCAGGATGCTTAGCCTGGAAACATTGAAGGTACTTTCGGCCGCCCTGGTGCCGCTCCAAAGAGACTTCTCGTTGACGCGAATGGCCTTCAACACAACGCCCGGCCCAAGGCAAAGCGCGAACTGGAGTCCAACGTAATACTTGTGGCCGGTAGTGACGGTGTCGCTACTGAACAAGCCGGTCTTTACGTCTTCGGTGATGGCCACGGAACGGACGTTGCCGTACCAGATGACATTGCTGCCTTTGATCTTCACCTTGCCCCAGATGAGAGGCACGGCCCGGCCTTCGGTTGCGGTCGGAAATTGGAAGTCGCCCTGACCGGCGGGCCGGGCATCTTCCATGTTGGGCTTGGGCCGCAGAATCTCAGTGAGCAGAAAAGCGCCAACCCAGAAAAGTAGCATCCAAAAAATCATACGATACTCGCATTGAAGGGGTTGAGTGTGGGCACGAAAGCGTAGCCCCCATAGTTCAGGTTGTTGCTAAATTTGGCGGCGCAAGTTGCCAGCGTATGGTCGCACCCCGCGTACACGTCCACGGACTGGCCGACCACGTCCACGCTGAAGGGCAGAATCAACGAGAGCACGTCACCCGTCTGGGCCGTGATCAGGCGATAATCTGAGCTGCCAAAATCTATGTACCCGCCCACGGGCCACTGGTCACCTTCGGCGGTGTTGATCCCGTTGATGGTTACAGTGCGCCCATCGACAGCACTGATGGTGCTGGTGTGTTGGTAACTGGCCTTCAGCATCTTGCAGTTGAGGTCGTACAAAACGTGGTTACAAAGGCCCTGGTATTTGAACCGGGGGATGGTGCGGTTCAGCGCGGCCTCGCTCGTCATGCCGCTCATTTCGCAGACTGCGCCCCGGAGCTTGAAGCTCACGCCGATGATCTTGCCCGACCAGACATTCTCGGCCTGGGTATCGGCGCGGTGGAAGCGCAAGATGTCCAAGAACATTGATTGGCCCGGCACCACTCCGATGAACCGGGCGCACACCGGGTCTTCCGACTGGAGCGTGACGGTCAGTTCCTGCTTGCGATCCCCGTCTGCTTGGGCGGGGTCGGTACGGGTGATCTGGCGCGACACGTACTGCTGCGCCGCCCACGTTACCGTGTCTTCGGCTGAGGTGTAATAGAAAACCTCCGCCCCAATTGTGAACACATAAAGTTCAACCGGCTGGCCGGATTCTGTCGATGTCTCCCGGTCTAAGTATGTCACTGCTTGACTCCCAAAATATTCGTGGTCACAGTTGCGTCGCCGGCAAAGTCATGCTGGAACTGAACCTGGTCCCCGGCTATCCGAACCAGCCGCAAGAAACTCACGCGGGCGATGTCTTCAACAGGGATGGTGCTGCTCCAGCTGACATCCACAGTCAGCCGCTCCACCGTACTGCTCACGACCGCATACGCCAAGACTTCGCGAGTAAGAATGGTGCCGTCTGTCAACTCAATCCAGAGCGACTTGTTGGGCTCACGGGCCTGGATGTAAGTGGAGTAGCCAATGTGTTCAATATCTATTAAGGCCGCCCCGCTGCTCAGGTCACTCACCACGATAATGTCATACCAAAAAGTAGGCAAGTAGAACGAGACCTGCGACCCGCGCAATTCATGAACTAGCTGACGCGCTTCCCAAACAGTTTGTGCCGACGCGGCCAGCCAACCCTTCTTGGTTGCGGGCATAGAATCTTGCCAGTCACTGAACTGGATGAAGGGCGCAGTCATGTTGTCCAGCCGGTCCACCTGGCGGATGAGATTGTCGTCGTGCGTGGAGCCGGTCATGAGGTTCGGGTCGTCCAGCATGATCTTGGAATTATGGGTACTGAACGGGGCGGCGCTGGCAATGTCTGAGTCGTTGTCCAAGGTGGTGAACCTGATCTGTGCTTCGGTCAAGCCCACCGCGTATTTCTTGCGTCCAATTCTACCCTCTGTGCTGGCCACGCGCAACGGCATCACCAGGGCGTTGCTGTCGTGAGTTGCAACGACCGAGGAGCTGAACGTAAGGGAGGTATCGGTCATACTGGCAATCTCCAGTGAGTCAAACCTCTCGCTGTCCGACCAGACGATTGCCAAGGCGTCAACGCGGAAGTCCCCATACGTAGTGTCTACCTGGATGGTGGACGCGCCGGTGACAACCTGGGCGGATGCGGGCCGCGCTTCAAACCAAATGGGTACTCCAAATACGCGGGGGTGCCAGCTGTTGAGCAGGGCCTGTAGCCTGCGGCGTTCGTGACCTTCTTCGGTCTTGATACGCAGCTCAATAATCTGGCGCGGTTTTTTACGCACGCTCACCCGCTGCTCGCTGCCGTCTATGCCGGTCAACACGTCGGTCTTGAACTCCAGCGTTTCCTTGATGGGGGTTTCTGGAGCGAAGGGGAACATCACAACACGCACCGCCGTGATGGCCACAGAGACGGCCGCCACGTCTAGCGTGAAGTCCAGCGTGCCGTCAAGTTCCGGTGGGCCGATGGTACTGACCTGGACCTGGAACACCAACCCGCTGCTGGGCGAGATAAAAGTAGGCAGCGTGGGAAAGCCTACCAAGGTGACGCCGCTGTCAGCGTTGTTGACAAAGGCCGTCAGCTCTCGGGCGTCCACGCGATAGGCGTTATAAAGTTCGATGTCTCGTGAGGTGGTGGCCAGTAAGTTACCCAACGCGATGAGCGAAGGTAAGGCGTGAATCTTCTCAAACCAGAATTCGTCCAGGCCGTTGCAAAGCACGCCCAGGTGATCGACCACCGTCGCCGCCACGCCTTCATCCGCCTCGTCTAGCGTGCCGCCAACTACGCCCGTTGCCATCCGGCGCGGAACGTAACTGTCGTTGGGCAACGCAACATCAAAAGCCTGGGCAGTGGCGATCTGGAACACGGTGATGGAGACGGTGGGGATGCCCATCGTGTCAGCCATTATACTTCCTTCAGGTAAGCGATGCCCGCGTTCCAAGATTCCTCTGTGTTGACCCGCAGGTGCTGCTTGCGAACCCACGGGAAGACCATGTATGTGTCGCCGCTGATTGTGAACTCATCACCGGGGGTATAGTACGACATGTTGATGATTGCCACTCCTGGTATTTCGCCCAAAAAGAAAACCGTGTCTGGCGTGGTGGTCTGGTCGCGGTACGCAAGAAGGATGGGCATCAGGGGCTTGTAGGAACTCAACTCGCTCGCACGCATCCAGCTCGTGGCGTACCCATAGAGGCCCGCACGCGCCCCGCCGAACAGCGGCAGCCGGGCCTCACCGGCTCGGTCATTACCGAGCGTTTGTGACTGAGTTGTGACGCCCCACCTACCGGCGGCGTCCTGATCGGGAAGACCCTCCAGGTGGACGGTGGCCCCGTCGTTGGGCGTGGCGTTCAACCCGTCCATGTGGAACGAACTGAAGGCCCCGGTTGGTGTATCAGTATAGGTGCCGCTCTGGCTCCACTGGTGCCCATAAACAAACGCGCCGCCGGTGTAGTCGTTGTACTTGTCAATTGACTCGCCCCAACCGAAGTGACGGAAGACGCCCGTGGCCGTTTCAACCACAACATACACCCAAGGCGAAGACCCTTCATTGGCGAAAAAATGATAGGCCACGTAGGGGCCTGCCAAGGTGCTGATGTCGCCGTCCGTGAAGTTGACCCGGCGGCCAGAGGTACAGGCGGCCGTGGTGGAGCCATTGCCGCTGTCGTCCGTGTTGAGGTGCGGTGCTGTTCCATCCGCCACCCCGTAGCCCAACGACTGGAAGACACCCAGGTTCACGGCCGTGGTTGAGTTCCAGCGAAAGCTCACGTAGCAGGTGCCCCGGCTGAACGTGACCCAGTCGTAGGACAGGTCCGTGTTCTCCTGCGTCCACGGCGTGGTCGAAAGGCCGGTCACAAAAGTAGCCAGCTTGGTCATCAAGTCATCGATGGTGGTGGGCGTTCCCGTTTCGTATGCCATGCTAAACTTCCTTCAGCGCAAAGAACGCATAGTTGTCTGTGCGGTTACAGTTCTGGAAAATTCGGTAGACTTCGCCGCCCACGATATTGCGGTCCTCGCTGCCTACTGCGCCATACCCGCTTATCCAAAATATGTCTGGCAGGTTGGCCACGACCTGGTTCGTGGGATCAGAGAAAACTATCGTGCACGGCAGCATCACGTAGCCGTCGGCCGTGCCCGGCGTGGGGTGTATGTTTGCGGTGGGTGTGTTGCTCAGGCCCGCGATGGGTATGAACTCGTCGAAGTCCAGCATGTTGTTAAGGATGAGGTCTTCCGGAGCGCAGTCCGATTGCCCTTGGGGATGGCCACAGGGTATCACCACGCGGTCCCTTTTGGTTTGGCGAGCAGAGCTGCTCACCAGCCCGTTGTGAACGCTGTGCCAACCGCCGTCTGTGAAGTAAACAAACATCGGGCCAGCGGCGAGGCCGTTGGCTCCGTTGTCACGCCACGGGTCCAGAAGGCCGCTGCTCATTTTACCCTGGTTGGACAAGTCGTCCGGCGCACTGGTGTGTCCTGCAACGACCAACGGGTACGGGTATTCAGTGGACGTGGCAAACCGGTCGGCCCAGCCCAAGAAGAAATTGAAGTACGCGGTACCAACCTTCACAACACCAATGATGCGATAGCTGGTAATACTGAACCAAAAATCAACGGACGCTTCGTGGAGCAAAAGATACGCACCCGCCTGGTCGTCGTTGCTTGCGCCGTCAAAAAATCCAGGGCTGATACTTGGTTGATCTTTCATGTCGGCCCCGGCGGTGTAGCCGGTGGTGCCGTGTAGTTCCCAGTTGTAATAACCGGCGGGTACGTCACGGAAGGTTCGCCACCCAACATGGATGGCATCGCTACCGCCGCCGTCACCCTCCAGCATGACCTCCTTGTCGCTGCCGGAGTAGATGGCGTTGCGGTTTGCTGTCCAACCGTTGCCGCCGGTGAAGGTCAACGTGATGGAGGCCCCGCTGCCGGTGCCGCCGGTGGCGCTGTTGGGGGTGGTGGGGGTGGCGGTGTAGGCCCCGGCGTTGTAGATTCTCACGCCGTCAATCACGCCGCCCGTCTCACTGGTGACCTCAACCTGGGCCGCGATCGTGTTGGTGCCGCCCGCAACAAGGAGGACGTCGCCTTCGGTGTATCCGGTGCCGCCGCTGCTGACCGCGACCGTGGCCACGCTATCGCCCGTGGCGGCGGCGACCAGTTCGTCTGAGAGGTCGATGAAGTCTGTGGCTGATCCTCGTATCCAACTCATGAAATTGCCTGCCTTATTGTGTCGCGGTTTCGGGTTATGGTATTGACAATAACCTGCTCGCCTTCAGTGGACGCCATGGCGTCTGGGATTTCGTTCGGGTCGGTGACGTTGACGATGTTGATGACCGGGGCGGCGGCGGCCTGCGGTTGGTTGCGCTGCTGGCCTGGGGTCAACACGTCCACCCGCTCACCGGGTGTGGCCTTGAACATGGCGACCTTGGAGTCCGTGCCCCCGCTGCCGCCGATGGTGAAGCTGCCGCCGGTGGCGAAGCCGGGAATGGGGATGCCCATGGACTTGAAAGCCAGCATGAGAATTTGCTTCTGGATAATTCGCTGGAGGTCTTGAATCAGGCTGTCCGCGAAACCCTTGAAAGTGATCACGCCGCCAGAGGCAAATTCGTCCAACGCACTACCCGCGCTTTTCCAGACGCTGCCCCAAGAGTCCTCAATCACCTGGGCCGAATCAGCGGTGCTGTCCGACAAGGTCTTGGTCAAGCTGCCCACCGCGTCGCTGTATTGCTGGAGGTTGATATCGGCGTTCGCCAAGAGCACGTCCAGCGCAGCAACCTGCTCGTTGTAAAGTTGCTGCGGCCCGTTGATCTGTTCCAGCAGTTCGTTCTGGAGACGTATCTGTTCATTCTCGGCACGCAGATTATCTACCGTGGCTTTTTGCTGCTCCGTGAGGGGCACACCGATGGCAGCTTCGGCGGCCTTGTAGGCGGCCTGCTGCTCACGCTCTGCGCTGTTCATCTGGAGCAGCTCATTCTCTTGGGCCAACGCCTCCAGGTAGCCCGTGGCGGCCAGCGCCTGCCGCTCTGCGACCAGGGCCTTCACCGCGTCCGCCTGCTCCGTGGTCAAGTCAGAGCCAATAGCCTGCCGGGCCGACAACAGGGCCTGGGCCTCTTGCCGCTCTGCGTTGTTCATGGCCAGCAGTTCATTCTCCTGGGCCAGCCCGGCCAAGTAGTCTGCGCCCGCCGTGTCGCCAAGCTGGTTGTACTTTTCCTGTAGCCCAGCGAGAGTGGCGTCGTACTCTGCGGCCGTGACCCTGTTCTGGCTCATGAGCGAATCCAGCAGCTGGAGCTGAGTGTTGTACTCGGCGGCGGGCTGCTTGATGGAAGCCAGTAATTCGTTTTCATTATCGCGCTGTTCATTGGCAGCTTTGATCGCGTTGCGTTCCTTGACCAACGACACGAGCCGCGTTGATTCCGCGTCCGTCAGTTGCCGCTTGGCAAGTTCCAAGGCGCGGGTTTTCTCAATGGACAATTCCTGCTCGGCGGTAGTGAACCCCAGGAACTTATTTTCCATTTCAATCTTGTCCAGGTACCCGGCGACCGCTTTCGTGGCGGCCTTCCTCTGGTGTATCTCGCGCACCTTTGCCTGGACATGGGCCAGCCTCATTTTGTAGGTGCGTTCTTCAATGGCCTCAAGTTCGTCTTGAAGCTTTTTGTATTTGTCAAAGGCCGCCGTCACTGCCACGACCGCTGCGGCCAAGGCCAGCATGCCGATTGTGACCGGGTTGAGGGCCAAGCTGGCCATCGCGGTGCGGGCCGCGACCACGCCCTTGGTCAAGAGGGCCATCACGGCGGTGCCAGAATTAATACCCGCGAGGAAGGGCGCAAACTTGATGCCGGTGAAGGCAATGCCCAGGGAGATAATCGCGGAGGTAAGAATCTCCACGTTGTCGGCGGCCAGGCGCAAAACGCTGGCCAGGTTCTTGAGGCCCTGGGTGAGGGCAGACTGGGGGCCGAGGTCGGCCAAGGACAGCTGCAACTCTTCCCACGCAGACTTCACCGCAAGCAGAGCGCCGTTCAAATTATCATCCATCACTTTGGCCATACGGTCGGCTGAACCTTCGGCCTCCATGTTGGCCTTGGTGTAGCTTTGCATCTTGCCTTCAGTGCCCGCGAGCAACACCCCGGCGGCGGCGGCGCTGCGACCGAAGAATCGGAAAGTTTGTTCTGTGCTGAGGCCAGCTTCGTTCATTGTCATCAAGGCCCCGGCCAAACCCTTGGACGTAATGTCAATGTCTTTTGTCGTGAGGCCCAGCTCCTGGAGCACCTTGGTTTGCTTGGGCGTGGAGGCCGTCATGAGACGCATCACCATAGTGAGGTTGGTACCCGACCGGCTGGCCTGGATACCGGCGTCGCTCAGGGTCTGAATACCGGCGGTAGTTTCTTCCAGCGAGACGCCCAAGATGCGGGCGATCGGCGCCACGTAGCTCATGCCTTCGCCCAGTTGATCGACGTTGGTGTTGGCGCTGTTGGCGGCCAGGGCCAGAACGTCAATCGTCCTTGCGGCCTCAGTTGCGGCCAGCCCAAACCCGGTCAGTACGTTGGATGCAATATCAGCCGCCCGGCCCAAGCCCAAGCCACCAGCCTGAGCAAGCTTCAGGGTAGGCCCTATAGCGCTCATGACCTCATCCACCTCAAACCCCGCCCGTGCCAGGAACGTCATGCCTTCGGCCGCCTGGGTGGCGCTGAAGCGGGTGGTAGCTCCCAGCTCACGGGCCACCGCTGTCAGGTCTTCCATTTCGTTGGCGGTGGCCTTGGTGACGGCTGCGACGGTAGACATTTCCTGGCTGAACTTTGCCAGGAGCTGAACCGACTTTGCTAAGCTGGCAGCGATACCGATCGTGGCCAAGCCGCCGAGGGCGGTGCGGAGGAGCTTCACACCACCCCCGGCTTTCTGGGCACTGTTGCCCAAACCATCCAGCTTGCGCTTGACGACCAAGGTGCCTTTTTCGCTGACTTGAATTACCAGTTGTTCTGTGGCCACGACTCTTCCTTACTTCAGTAGGTGCGCATTGTCGAGTTGGTGCTGCGCCGCCTGGATTGCCCCCGCCGTCATACCCTCTGGGCGTTGAGCTGAACTGCCTTTGTCCAGCAGCCCAATATACGGCAAACTGTTGGTGATGTAAATGGTACCACGACCGAGGCTCCACTGTTCGATCTTGCGGGTGCTTGCGTTGATGGTCGCGGTGCCATCACCGTCTGTGTCTTGCGTAGTTTCTTTACCGATTGATCCGATGCTTGTGAGCCAGTTGGCCCGCGCCCGGCCGGTGTCAACCGGGGTGGCCAGCACCACCCAAGTATCCGCCGCCACGGCCGCGCGACGCACTGCCTTTTCGGCGTTGCGTTTTATTTGCTCCGTCCGGAGCCCCATCCTGATTTTGAACTTTGTGAATGAGTCTGCCATTTGCCTTTACCTTTTTTCTGCTGGTGGTCAAGGTACGCTACATCTAGCTCTCGCACGTAATGAACCAGGTCGCTGAACTGCTCCTCGTCGAACTCATACGCCTTCGCGTAATCATGGAGCGTAGTCCAAGAAATGGGTCCCAAGTTCCACCCCGAAGGCCGACAGGAATTAAGGTCCCAGAAGGCGTCGTAGTAAAGCTCAAGACCCAACCTCATTTCTGGTGCGTTGGCAATCCTGTCGGGGAACGGGCTGCGCTCCCGAAAGCATTGCCTGATGATTCGCTGTTCGACTGGTGCCTGGGTCAGCGTATACTCCAGACACGCTACGAGTTTTTTGCCGCCTCCTCACGCAGGCTCGCACGGTACAACGAACTCTTGCCCGCCTGGGCGCGGAGGTCATCGTACAGGTCAGGCAGGTTCTTGAAGGTCAGCAAAAGGTTTTCCTTGTTGAAGGGGAGGGTGTCACCGCCGGGGCCTTCGATGCCTTGGACCCACGATCCGTCTTCCTGTTTCAGTTCCCAGTTCATGACCACGGCGTCGCAGAAAGTTTCTTGCATGATCTTTTCCGCCACGTCGTCGTCCATGGTACCGGTCGCCATGGCTCGCTCATACGGTGCGGTTCGTTTCTGCAGAGTTTTCTGGTACTTTTTATTCGCGCCACCAGACCGGGCCAACGTGACCCGGAAGTCGCCAAAGTCATGGATGATGCCTTTGGCTTCGGCTTCCGGGTCACTCTTGAAGTTTGTGTACATACTGCTCATTGTTACGCTCCTCAGCGGTTGAAAGTTATCAGCCTGCCCGGTCGGGGAGATAATCCCAGAACACCATCAGCAGGGTGTGGTCCATGTTGGGGTCAATCTTCGCGCCCGTGGCCGCAGCCATGTTCAGGGGCAACGTGATTGGCTCGTCCTGTTCCACCGCCGGGCGACCGTCGCCCAACGTAATCAAGGGCACGTCGATGGTGACACCGGCATTGGCCTTCACCATGTGCATGTCCAAGGTAATATCCGAGTTGTCTCGCACGGCCTGGACACTGGCGACGTTCGCAAAGTACGCCGTCAAATCCCCGCCGACCTCGAAGGTTCCACTGGTGACTTCAAACGCGCCCAGTACACCCACGGCTTTGTTGGGAGAGACGTTGTTGTTGATCGACAACGTCAGCTCTGTCACAAAAGCAAACAAGGGGTCCGGTGCCGCGTCTGTCGCGTTGACGATGGCGAGTTTAATCCGCGCAAAGTCAGAGCTGGTGTTGAAGGCGTCGGCCTCCAACAGAGCAGGGCGGGTACCGGTCTTGAGCGAGGTTGGTCCGTCAACCGTTTCGTTGTCCGCGCCGACGAAGGCCAGGCTGGCCGTCATCTTGTCAGCCGTGGGCACATTGAGCGTGAATTCACCCGGCACCGCGCCGGTGATATATTCTGCCTGGACGTTTGCCGGGGACGCATCGTCCGGTGCACCCAGGGTGCGCTCCAGCTGATAGGTTCGGCGAACAATATCCGTGCCGGTTTCGTTCTTCAGCACACGGCCGAAATACAACTCAACACTCTGGGCAGCGCCTGCCTCTGTGACCATGGTGGTCTCGGTCTTGTCCAAGGTCAAGACCGTGGCCGCAATACTTTTCACACGAGCAAAACCATTGTTGGCTGCGTTGGTGAAACCGTTCCCAGTATCGTCCCCGCCGATGTAGACCCACTCACCGGGCACAAGGCCCAAGGTGGTAAAGTCCAGCGTGGTTGAGGTGAGGGCGGGAAGTGCTCCGGTGACATCAACCTCCAGATCACCAACATCTGTGACCACACCAACCCTAACAAGGGTCGCGGCTGCTCCGGGGGTCTCGTCAACCAAATTCTCCCCAACAGTCAAGGCCGTAGCTGTAGCGGCTGATACCACCCTGAGCCCGTTGTTCGCATTGTCAGTAAAGCCTGCGGCAAATACCAGATCACCCACAACAAAAGCATCCAGCCCGCTGGCTGCGGTGTAGTCATCGGTGGCCGTGACAACACCTGTGATTTCGCCCGCGCCGCCAAACTCAACTTTGGTTCGTGCGTCGGCGAAAAAGAATCCCTGCAAGAGGTCTTGCATGTTGGTCTGGGTGATGTCCGTCTCAAAGCCGCCCGTGGCGTCAAGGTCAGTCACGACGCCCTTCTTGCGTTGGCGAGAGGGGTTGATTGGGTTCCGCGCAACCGTGGTAACTTCGCCGCCGAAGTCATCGTAGCTGTTCGGTTCCAGTGGAATCCAGATCGGCGTGCCGGGGAGTGTCTTGTAGGACTCTTCCTCCGCGTAGCGTAGACCTGTTACATTACTGTCAATTTTGTTGAGCTGTGCCATTATTTACCTCACCTCATCGTACTCGAAGTCAGCAAGTACGTTCGTTTGAAACCATGAGCCGCCCTGGCCGACTTCGATTGGTCTGACGTTGCGGAAGATGACCCGGCCGGGAGCCGTGGTCACTCCTTCAAATGCCCGTACAGCGATTGTAGTCAATTCGTCACCTAAAGTCAAGCCTTCACCCGTGGGGGTAAAAAGTTGGACGGTGACGAAGCCAAAGCGGCGATACCTACGGGCACCCGTTTCGCCGCTCAAGGTGGCTTGTCTTGACGCAGTGTGGTTGATGGTGACCCTGGCCCAGGCTCCGGCGTCAGGGGGTTCCTGCGACACATCTGAGTACAGCACCGGCAACAGCTGGCTCACGGAGTCTGCCAGCCAGGCCGTTTGGAACGTACCTAGAATCTCATCACGAGCTTGTGCGATGGTCGCGGTCATCTTGTTACCTCAAACTTGTAAAGTACCCGCGTGTCGGCCGGTCCAATCACGGACACCGAAACTATCTTCCACTGGATACTGCCGTCCTCAACTATGTCAAAATCTTCCAGTCCCAAACCAGAGTCGTTGCTGGCTGCAAAAAGCATCCCCTGTCGCTTGCGTTTTGCGTTGTCGGGGTTGACGGTATTTGTGTCAGTGAACACGGCCTTCCCAGAGACGCTGGCGCGGACGGGGGTGGACTGCCCGCGCCAGGGCTTGGTCAGGTCCAGCGGATCGCTGCCCTGTTGGATCAAGGTCACGGTCCGCCCGTTTGCGTCAATCAGGCGCTTGGCCACGGCGGCCATTGCGGTGAAGTTAGCCACGGTACACCATCCTGTTATCCACGAGCAATTCTTCGATCCATAAGTCGGCCTGCGGGTAGTCAGGGATTTGCTGCGTGGTAATATTTCCCGAGGAAGACATGGGATAATTTCCGTCGCCGTACTCCACTTCGGTTTCAATCACGTCAACCTTTTCCCGGATGGACTTCACGGTGCCGCCGCCCTGGTTGGTGACCTCACCCGTGGCCGGGTCTACGATGGGGAAGCTCACCCCTGGAACGGGGGCAAGGTTCCGCCCAAGCTGCAGCACCAGGAGGGCGTACTCAGCAACGCCCATCTTCAATTGCCTAGGCACTGGGTCAAAAGCGTACCCGGCGTTGCTGTATGCGTCCGTGCGGGGCCATTCCAGGGCCTGGGTGTGGCCGCGCTGGTAGCCCCGGTAGCGCAGGGCAAACCGTTTCTCAACATAGTCCGTTGCCTGGACGATGGCCCCCGTGATCTCAGCGGCGCCATACGTGCCGTCGGACACAGAGCCTATGCCCCGGTCGGCGTGGTGGCTGGTAAATTCAGCCGTCGTGATATAGGCGTTGGCATCTGTCAGCCCGGTTCCGTCTTCGACTGTGAAGGCCATAATTTTAGTCCTTTGTTCTGTCCTGGTTCAGCCGGAACTTTCCCTTGACGATTGTATCTTTTTTACCGGCCGCCGTCAGAAGCTGGGCGTCGTAAAAATAAACCCCCGGCGTGAGGTCGGTAGCCGCAGGGCTGGCCGGGGTGAAATATAAAATCCCCGTGGTTGGGTCGGCGTCCAGCGCCCCAACTATGGTCAAGATCAAGGTGGTGTCGTCCACGGGGGCAGCTTCACTATGGATGCCCATATTGATTGCCGTTGCGCCAGTGAAGTCGCGGGCCGAACCATCAACCGTGAACCGCAGAGCGATGGGAGCATCGTCCCCCCGCGTGTAATCAATATCGACTTCCGGCGTGGTAAAAGAATAGGCCATCACTCAACCTCCGAGGTACTGGTATCCACGGTCGTAGTTTCTGTGGCAACCACGGCCAAGGTGGACGGGGTTTCAACAACTGCTACGGCGGTGGCCTCCACGACCACGTCGCTTATGTTTTCCACTTCATAAATCCCATTCGCTTCCACGCTCAATCCTTCCATCAGCACAACGCTGGTTTCAGCGGCCCCGGTTTGGAGGAGCCAATCAGGGTAGATGTTCACGACGGCGTCCTGGTTCGTTTGTCCGGCGAAATATCAAACGCCTTGAACACGGTCACGCCGTCATCTTCAAAGACCTCCACCGACAAATCGTCTGGCGCAATCACGGCCTTGTTCGCAGACAGCTTCAGGTTATCTGCGGCCAGCTTGTTCACCGTCATGTCCACGATGGAGCCGCCGGTGCTGCTGTCTTCAATCGTGCAATCTCCACGGACCCAGAACGCGCCGCCGGTCACGGTGGCATCGAACGTGACCCGGCCCGAAACAAAGTCCATGCTCGTGATTGTGTCTGAGCAGTTGATGACATCCAGGCCGCCGGACCAGTTTCTCAGGGCGACGTTATGCCCACTGCCGTTCATGTCCAAGGTTGGGGTCTGGCCCGCGCCGCCGCCGGGTACGTTGGAAAAGCTATCCATGATCGTTAGCTGCGTCGAGCCGCCCATCGTGATGGTTCCGCCAAGGGCACACTGGTGGATAAAACCGTTGACGAAGTTTATGTCAAGAAGCAAGCAATCCCGAAGAACACTTCCGCCGTCCAGCGTGCCTGTGATTCGCAGGTTCTTGAACTCAGCGTTGACCACGCCCGCGCCGGGGTCCAGGGTCAGCAGCGTGCTGGTGATCGTGTCGCCCACGAAGACATGGCCCTCGGCCCAGACCTCTGTGTCAAAAGTCATGCTGGACATGATTCGAATAGCCTTCAGCCCGCGCTCCTCGGCGATGGCGCGGGCGTCGGCGGTATTGTTGACGGGGAACTGGCGGGTGCCCACCGGGAAAATCGTGCCGCTATATGCGCTCACGATGTCCAGCGAAACCTCACCGGCGAAAGACGCAGCCTGAAGTGAATTCAAGTCCTGCAGCCCGGCGGAGTTTGAGGTGGAGACGGACACCTGGTTGACGTTGATCACCTCGCCAATATTTGAGTTGGCCCCCACGGTGTTGACCCGGTACTGGCCGTCTTCAAAGGTGACGGTGTAGCCGTTAATAATCTGCACCACCCGAGCGAGGATGGCGCCACCAACCTCCACGGTCGTGTTGTGAGAATGGGTTGTCAGAAACGGCATGCCTGCTTCGTCGTCTTGAAGATCATTCAGCGTTTTGCGGAACACGTCAAGGTCCAGCTGGTAGATCACGGACGGCACCGACTGGAGCAGAACCATATCAATCTTGTTCACGTGGATAATCTTATTTTCCCAGTCAACGCTGATTGCCACGCTAGCCTCCAGTTGGACCTGAGCCCATGTTCATGATGTCTTTGATTGCCTGGGCTTTTTGGAACTCGTTAAACGTCTCGCGCAAGCTCAGAACTTCTGCCTGTAGTGCTTCAATTGTTTGCCGTTGGGCGTCGATGGTTTCTTCGTGCCGTTGAAGTCCCTCGCCCAGTATTTTTATATTCCGGCTGGTTGCGTCCGGTCCCATGGTTGCTCCTATGTGTCGTTGATCAGAATAGCCACAAGGTCCATCCCGGTCGAGGTGATTGTTGTGTCCACTTCAAAGGGTCGTTTTTCTGACCCGCTGGAGGAGGCGTCCCGCACCCTGACCTTCACCGGCTGGTCTGAGACAAAGGCGTAGGTGTCGGTCCACTCCGTGGTGCCGGGAATTGAATTCTCAATCACCACTCCCGCACTGGCCGGGCCACCCGCGAGGGTGAGGATATAGAGCCGGGCTGTGGTGGTTAGGCCGCCCACGTCCAGGTTGACCGTGTTGACGGCTGTCAGCGTTCCGGTGCTGGTGTTGGTGATGGACGGGCCGGAGGCAGTTTCTGACCAGTTCCAGTCACGATCTACTGTCGCGTCATATAGAATATCAACCGTGTTCCCGATGAAGGCTATCCCGACTGCGGTGTAGCTGGCGGGCTGGGTGGTGTGGGTTTGAATCGCCACGGCGTTGTTTGAGAACAGGCAGTACTTCATGTCGTAGTCAGGCTCAAGAAGAATCGCGCCCGCCGGTGAGACGGCCAGCGTGTTCAAGAAGGTACAGTTCCTGACCGTGGCACCGCCGGTGGTGATTTGGCCGCAACCATCAAACGTACACCCACCAACTTCTGTGGCGCCTTCTATGTCAATAACTCCTCCGGTGCGGCGGAAGGTTGACCCGTATATATTCATCGAATCAATGGCCGTTGTATTTGGAAAGTCAAACACAACGACCACGTTGGTATTCTCGCCGAGCATCAGCGTTCCGTTGCTGCCGTTCAGTGTGTCGCCTGAGCCGAGTTTATTGCCCATGGTGAAGTTGGTGGTGCCGTCTTTGGTTCCAGCGACAGTCACCCCGAGCAGCGTGTCCGAAATAGCCTCGCCCGAGACAGAGGCGTCAAGGAAGATCAGCAATTCATCTTCGGTCTCAAAGTTGGCCGTGTACAGATTTGGGCTGGCGTCACCAACGGTAATACGGCCCCGCACAAACAACACTCCACCGATCATTTCGATGATGCCGTATTTGTTCGCGGAGTGGTTTGAGATTGCTTCGATGTCTTCAAAATTAAACACATCGCCTGCGTTGTCGTAGGCCGTGATACCTGTTCCAAATCGACACACGTCAATGTAGGTGTTTTCAATGGACCGAATATTCCCAGAGTTGGAGTTGTCCACCGTCCAACTGAAGGTGCGAATGTCGCTCTCTACTAGCGTCCCGCTGGAGGCGCTCGGCGTGGAAGCAATATCAATTACAAAAGTTTTCCACTCACCATACCACTCAATGGCCGTGATGTTGTCTACGATGTCCCACTCGTTGTAGTTTCCTGAGCCGTCCGTGATCCTGATTTTCATGTAGTCAATAAAGGGCGCAATGTCGCACCGCATGTGGAAATACAGGTGGGTGTCTGTGGCGCTTAGGTCTGCGGCCGTGTTCAAGTTCGCCGCGTAGTAATCATACACGGCTGTTTCGCTGGCATTTTTACTAACGATCCAGGCCTGGGAACTGGTGCCCTGCTGAAAAACTTCAGTAGAGACACCATTTTCCCCAGACCAATATGCGTCTTGACCCGACGATCCGTCGCACACCAATGTCAAGTCTGGTACAACTGTCAACGCCACGTCAAAACTCCTCTAGCTGTCGTCTGTTCGGATGGCGGTAGTTGAACCGCCGGACTCACCGAGCGTGCCTGTAGTCTCGAAGGTTTTGATGGGGGAAACCCCGCCATCACGAACCCGGATGAACAGCGCCCGGTCTGACAGGTAAACCCCGGTGAAGGACTCAGACGCGGCAGCGGCTGCCTTGTCGATATAGCTAATCCACACGTTGGCCGTGTCACTGAAAGTGTCAGTGATTGCCGCGTCCAAAGTGAAAACTTTGCCTGTCCAACTGGAGACGTTCAACAACTTGTACGTTCCGTCATCGTCCAAGACCCGCAGCGTCCCAGCAGTGGGAGTGTCCAGCGGAATATCTTCCACGATTGTCAGCGTCGTACCAGAGTTGTGCAGCCCGTCCAGGGTCAGCTGGGCGAACTCAATCACACCGCCCGCCTCTGGGCCGACCAGCACGCGATCTTCGCCGCTCTCCAACCCGAATACCGTGAAGGTCACGTTGTTGGGAGGAGTGACGAGGTTGTTGCCAAGGTCGAACACTTTGTCCGAAGACGAAAGGTCGCCAGGTACCGCGCCGATGCCGTATGCACCGATGAGCGAGGAGCCCGTTGAAGACCCGATGAACACAGGGGCGATGGTACGCGCAACCGGCGAACCGTTCACCGCTGCGGTGGCACCCGAGGTTGCCCCGGTCAAAACGTAGCCCGCCGCCGGGGCGGTTCCGTTGGTGACCTGGAGATACAGGTTGCCGTCGGTGCCGTTGTCGTACAACGCAATCAAGATGCCCGCGCCACCGACGTTGGCCGTGCCCACGGGGGTACCAGCAACGTCCGCAGTAGCGGTGCCGCCATCAAGCTGTGAGATTTGCTCGCCGTCAATAACGGTGCCAGTGCCGGGTTCGATCTGCACAACCATGGAGCCAGTAGCGCCCGCATCGGTCAGCTCACGAATCACGCCCACGGCGCCAGACGTTCCAAACCCAATTGCTTCGCCAACAACGAACGGTCCTGTGATCTCGTTGTCGTAATTAAGGGTGGTTCCCCACGCAATAACTTCGTCTTCGACAAACGGCCCGCCCGATTCAGTATTGTACGCCACGTCCGTGGTGATCCCACGGAACAATGATCCGTTTATACCGTGGATGGTTTCAGCGGTTCCGCGCCGCTGAATGTCTTTGGCAAACTCATACAGGTCATTAATGCCCTGAGAGTTCAATGCCCACTGCGAGTAATAAGCTTCGGCCGGGGCCGTCCCCGAAATTTCCAGAAGCTGGTAGCCCTCAGTGTTGGTAATGGGCCAGGCGTTCACGGTGCCCTGGACGGTCTCGTTGTTCAAGTCAGCAGCCGTGAAGATAGCAGCCACGCTGTTACCCAAGCCCATGGTCACGGAAAATTCAGCGTACGAGTCACCGAACTCCCTGGACATCACGATGAGCTTTTTGGCGTCAATATCAGAGCCGTCCAACCGGGTGTTCACCAGCATCCGCAAAATAATATTTGCGGCCGCGTCAACATTCAATCCGGTGCCCCAGTAGTCCGTGATCAGGGCGTTGTCCTGAACCAAGATCAACTGGGTCAGTGCCTCTACCGTTCCCACAACCACGAGGCCGGAATAAACGGTATCACCGCCAGCCTGAGTGATGGAGCCATCATACAAATGTTGGGCGGCAGTGTCGTCGATATTGTACGGACTGTTGAGGGTGATAATGTTATCCGTCGAACGATCCGACGGGGTATCATCCGTGATGTCGAGCAGGTCGTTTCCCGAGGAGCTGGCGTTGTCTGCCAGGTCTTGGAGGAAACGGTGAAGCTCAATCACCGTGTAGTTTGTCGTGGTGCCTGTGTAGCGAATATCGCCGTTCACTGCAACACTAAAATCATCAGCGATGGCCATGGCTCATCCTTTCAAAAACCTCAGTCAACCGGCCGCAACATGCCAGCGGCAAAATCGTTCAGGTCGCGCCGACTAAGGTCTGGTTTGTTCATGAGGGCAGCCACCGTTTCAACACGAGGCAGGCCTTCAACCGTCCAGTGATCGTCGTTGTCTTTGTCCAACTCAGCTACCGCTTCGCGAAGGGTTTTTTGGAAGTATCCTGTCCCGTCCACCCCGGCGTTCTTGTGTCCGTCCCCTGGGGGAACGTGTTGGGAGGTAGCTGGCCCAGTTGGGTTTGTTGAGCGGCCGTTTGTTGGGGGAACTTCTGCAGCCCCGCCGACGACCGGCTGGGCGTTGCTCGGTACCGCTGTTGGTTTCCTTGTCCGGAGGATTTTCTGAAGCTTACTGTTGCCACGATCGACCTCCAGGGCTTGGCTGAGTTCTGCGCTGCCTTCGGGGAAAGCGGCGTAGTACCTACCGAAAAAACTCGTCTTTTTATGCATGATAGATTCATCTGCCGAGAGCCTAAACATTCCGTCGCGGCATTGCCAGCGTTTGGCCAGTATGCCGGTCATGCCAGTGCGGCCCCCGGTCAAGACGAAGTTAATTGTTACAAGTGACATGAGTGCTCCTCACGTTAGGGTGATAACTACCGAGCCGAGCCCTGGCCCAAGACCAAAGGTACGATGGTAGTGTCAGCGTTGAACGTCACGGTCAACGGGTCAGCAGCCGCGCCGCCGTCTACAACCGCAGACACGAAGGCAGCTTCCAGGTTGGCGTCACCAGAGTACTGGCCCCCGGCGTTGGACAAGATTGGAGATTGGATAAGTACGGTGACTTCGTTGTCGCCTACGTCATCCCCGCCTCCGCCCGTGGCTACGGTCAGCACCTGGGTTGCGCCCACGTATGCGGCATTGGCAATACCAGTCAGCAAGTTGAGCTGGACGGCCATTTCGGTACCAATTTTATCCAAGGTGTCCAGGGTGGTAATGACGCCCAAGACATCGGCGTGGCCAATGCCCGAAACGCTGACCCGGAACCGCCAGCCAATCAAGGCAGCGGCCGTGGCCACAGTGACAGTGTCTACCACCTCAGTGGTGGTTGCTCCGGCCCAGCTGGCGTCGCCCGTAAAAAGGGAGGCAGCAGCGAGCTTGGCAGCGGCCGCATCGTCGGCGGCGACCACCACTTGATTGACGCCGTCGCGAAGTGTATTCACACCGGCTATTTTTACTATAAACAAAGACATGTTTGACTCCCGGTTGGGGGCTGGGGGCTGAACTTCAGCCCCCAAACTTCCTAGGCTCCAGACGGGCTGATGCCCGGTGCAGCGGCAAGGGCCTTGTCCGAGAACAAGGCTACGGAACTGTACCACTTCACGCGCCAGATACGCTCGTCTTTGGTTTCGCTTTCACCAACGTCAACGACGTTGATACCGCTGGCCTTTTCGGCGGTGAGGCCGACGATGCCGTTGGAGCGAGAACCATCATCAAACGTACCAGCGAAGATGGTGGTGCAATCAGTGGACCCACCGACGGTCTGGTCCTGGGGAATCCAGTCGTTGCGGAAGATAGGAACGCCGGAGTAGGCGATCACTTCTTCGCCGCCGGGCAGCTGCACAACTTCACTCACAGACGCGCCGCCCAAGCTACGCAAGGCAGCCCGGTAGGTACGACGTTCGCGAGCGTGCATGACGAAATAGTCAACCACGCCGTCTTTGACGGTAACGAGGTCCATCAGTTCGTCCAGAATGCTCAGGGTGAACAAGTCACCGTTGGCCCCGGCGGTTGTGCGGCTCTGGCCCGCGCTCACCAAGTTCAACAGGCCGTCAAACTCGTTGGTGTTGCCACTGTCGCCGTTGATCATCATGTACTGGAAAATCCGGCCCACGTGCTTGGCCTTGGAAGCGATCTGAACCGCTGTCTGGTCGTTGCCGTGTCCGGAACGGGTGGCCTGGATCAGGCCGTTGACTTCGGCGTCGCCACTGATGGTGGTCAGCGGGGTTGACACCTGGGTGAAGGTTGCGGCAGCTTTGGCGCCCGCAGTTTCACCGGGGATGGGGTTGCGGTCGGTGCCATCGTCATAGACGGTACCAACGCCAGCAATACCGGCTCCACCCAGTGCAAGTTCGCGGTTGTACGCGAGTGCGTTTCCGTCGATGCCATCGAAGGGCAAGGACGCGAACATTTGGTTGACGGTGATGATGTTTTCAATCACACCGGCGACCAGTTCGTCCTGTGCCAGTTTGGCACTTTCGGTCAGAGTAACAGAAGCCATTACGGCCCTCCTTGAAAAAAGTAATTCGTTGGACTAGCAAGGCGCTGAATCACTCAGCGGGTTGGCCGTCCTTGGATCACCCTTGGTGGGCCGGTTAAATGGTAACATACTCGCACCCGCGAGCCGGGTCAAGCTATTTTCTGGCGTCCAGGCCCGCAGCAATCTTCTGCGCTGCTGTCTTGGTACCGCCGGGGGCCTTACGCCCAGGTGAATGGGTTGGTGGGTTTCCGCCGCCTTGGGGCGCATCCGATTTAAACAACGGGCCGTACTCGCTGTTGGCACGCATTTCCTGGACCAGCTCCGTGATGGTCAGGTGGTCGCCGGTGGTGCCGCTGAACCGCTCGGTGCCTTTGCTGTCCAAGACACGAACGGTGAATTTTCCATCCTCCTCGGTGACCCGAACTTGCTTTTCAATGAAGGGCAAAACCAGGGCCGGGTTCAAGGCGTTGGCCTTGGCCAGGGCGGTTGTCGCCTCTGCGCCCACGAGTACTCCATAGAGCTGCTTTTGAAGTGCGCCGTTGCGGGTGTTTTGTTTCTCCAGCTCCTTGGTGTGGGCGTTGGCCATGGCTTCCTGCGCGGCCTTCACCGCGTCTTCGGTAGCCTTGGTACCCTTGCCCTTGTTGGCGGCGCGGGCTTCCTCCAGCTGGGCGTTGAAGCCCTCCAGGATACCGGTTGGGTCTGTGCCAAAACCGGACAGCGAACTGAGGTCTGGGATACGGCCCTTGGCATCGTTGGCTTCAGCCCGGCTGGCACGCAAAGCCTTGTTCAGGCCCTGGACTGCTTTCACCGCGCTACCCACTACCGGGTCTGCGCCGTTGAGCTTGAACTTACCGTCGTCAGTTTCTGTATACAGCGGCCGGAAGTCTTCGGGCACGGTGTCCAGTTTTTCCACCAGCTGGTTGTCTGTAAAATCGAACATGCGTCACGCTCCTCTGAATTGGCGAATCACTCGCCGGTTTGATCTTCGTTGCTCTCATCTTTCACCACAGGAATAACGTCTGGCGTTGTGTCCGTGGTGAAGTCCATGTCATCAATCCCGCCGAAACGGTCATTGGTGTATTTCTCGTCCATGTACGCCTTGAACTCCTCATCGCTCAACGCTGCCTTTTCTTTATCGCTTAATTTCTTCAAGTAGCACCTCCCAGTATTCCCCGATGTGACCACGGGCTTGTTTACGTGTGACATTAACTATGCGAAAGTTTTGGCCCTTGCGCAAGAGAATTTCTAGCTCGCCTTTTATGTTGCTGATCCGGCTGATGTCCACGCCCGCGCTTTGGACGCCGCGTATCTTGAACATGACCGACTCAGCGTCAGGATAATTTATCTGGCCACTGCGAATAAAATCATCGGCCACACTGCGCTTCGTGCTGGAGCTGGCGAAGGTGTCGAACTTGAACGAGTGCCCCGGCTTCATCCTGGCTTTAAAATCTCCTAGCCGCATAGGTGCCCCCCGCCACAACGTCTCGCCTGTGTTGTACACGGGTGCCCGGTCCAAGGCGGTGTTGATGTGGTCGATGTCTCTTCGGTTTGAGGCAAGCAGCCCATCGCTCATGTCACCCGTTCTGCCGCGCTGGACGTTTCGCATGGAAGTGTAGCCGTTGCCGCTCCACCGCCGGAAGGCCTGCTGCTCGTCGGCGGTGACAGTTGCTTGCCAAGCCTTCTGGGCGTCCAACGTCCACGCCGGTTGAAGGGGCGCGGCCTTGGGTTTCACCACGGCAGGTTTCGGCGCCAGGCCTGCCTTCTTGGTCAACTGGGCCAGGGTCAATTCCTTGCCCCGCTTGTCCACGTACTTGTCCAGCTTCAACCCCCCGCGAAAGAGGTCGGCCTTGGCCTTGCCCAGCACTTCATTCTGGAACCCGGCTGACTGCTTGCGCAGAAAACTATCGTACGTGGTTTTGCCGGGAACGCGCCCAATGTTTTCAGCTGTCCAGGTCTGGCGCTCTGTTTTTATTTCTGCGTTGCGTTGCGCGGGGGTCGCGGCTTTCCACTTCTTGGGGCCGAGGCGTTCCTTGGCCTGCTTGCGAAAATCAATTTCGCGTTTGCGCCGGGTGCGGGTGTCGGTGATGGTGCTGCGCTCAGGCATCTTTTGGGCCACGCCGTCTTTGTTCAAGACGCCGACCATGACGGACCTACACTGCGGGTGAGCGGGTGGCCGGGCCTGGAGCGGTGAGAGCCAGGGTTGGGGCACGCCCTTGGTTGAGGTGCCGCTGGTGGGGGCGTAGTGCCCATCCCGCGCCATACAGACCGCCGTTGTGCGGCCGTCCAAAGTTGCGGCCCACATCATGGAGCCGATGACCTCGCTGTTGGCCTTAAAAAACTGCTCGCGGGCCTTATTGGAAACGTGGTTGGACGCGGTGCGCACAACCGCCGTGGCGTTGGCCTTGGTGAGCTTCATGGAGTCCTGGACGCGCTTGACCATTTGCTCCACGGTCTCGCCCTGGATCATACCCTGATTTATGGCGTCGGTTATTCGGCGAGAGTCGGCCGCCGCCAAACCTTTCCACCAGCCGTCCAGTGTGCGAGCGGCGTTGGTTCCTCCACTAAAAGGTTCAGCCGTGACCAAGGCACTCAGCAACCTGGAATCCACCCCGGCGAAGTTCATGTTACTGGCCAGCACGTCGCCCAATATCTTTTCCATGAACGCCGGTTCACTGAGTGCCAGCGTTTTCATATCGGCGTGGCTGATGCCGTTCAGTTTATCAAACACACCCTTGCGCAGCACCTTCACTTCCTGGTGCAAGGCCCGCAGGCGGGTTGTGTCCATGCCCTTGGCCAGGCCGGTCTTGAGCTTGGCCTTCAGCTCCTCTTCGGCGGTGTCCAGCAGCCCCTGAAATTTTCGCACGTCACCGGCCGCCACCCGCTTCAAGCCGATGGCGTGTTTCGTTTGGGCTTCAAAAAATGTCTGATTCAGGTCGGCCATTATTCAGCGTCCTCTTCGTCTTCCCGCCGTTCTTCGTCGAGTTCGCTTTCGCCTTCGTCTTCAACTTCAACCGGCGGGCCGGTGTTGCCGAACAGATCCATCGTCTCTTCCTCCAGCTGCGTTGCGTCCTCTTCGATGTCGTATTCCTCGGTCAGAATACCCCGGCGCTTCAACTCTTCGAGATATGCCTTGCGGCTGATGTCCCGGTCCTTGCGAGTGTTGCTCAAGGTGGTCAGCTCGGCCTGGTCTGCGCCCTCGGGGCCGAAGTCGGTAGTGAGCTCGCTGTGGCCGCCGCTGGGCAGGTTGAGCCATGCCGCCGTGTACTCCAGAACCAAGTCCAACGCTTCACTGAACCGGATAGTCATATCCATCAGCGGGCTGGTGGCTTCGGCGCTGTCCAAGGCGCGGGCCGTGGCCGTTACGTTGCCTGGTCTTTTTCGTAAAAAATCCGCGCCGTATTCGGCCATTTGTTCTTCTAGGTCAACCAGGTCTTGGCGCCCGGCGGCGATTGCCTTGCCTGTGTGCTCAACGTAATAAAACTTACCGCCGGGGTCGGGGCTGTACAACCAGCGGTTGGGGCCGATGACCAATTCCTTGCCTTCGTCGCTTGCCCCGCTGAGAGCCAAGATTGGGAACCGGGTCACGGTGAGAATTGAACGCTGGTCGGCGGTGCTTTGCCAGTGAGCGATGTTCAGGTCCGCAAGGTCCAGCAGCGGCGGCGTGCCTAGCATGAAGTCATCCCGGTGGGCGTAAAAAGTCACCAATGGAATGAAGCCCAAGCTGAATTCATATTCTTCGTACAAAACCCAGTCGCTGTCCTCTTTGCGCGGATCGTCTTTGCGATAAAGTTGGACGTGGCTGCCTTCGGCGTCTATGTAGACGCGCCGAATTTGGGGCTGGAGTAATTCAGCGAAGCCAACCATGTCGCTGACTTCCTCCATCATCCTGATTTCCCGCAACACTTCTCGGCCCGCAATCACCTCTGCGCTCGCGAAGAAGATTTGCTCCGGTTTTATGTGGACCCAATACGGCCGCACGCCCTCACGCAAGTCATCTGCCACAGTACGCACGCCCTCCACCGTGTCTGTGCGAGGGAAGTCCACATAGACATGAGAATATGCCTTGGCCACGCCGTCGGCGAACCAGTTCCGGCAGAACACCTGTGCGTCGTTGCCCACCAGGTCCACGTTGGGCAAAATAGCCGTTATTGGTTCCGGCGTTTCTTCAAACCGGATGATGTCGCTGAAGGGGCGGCCCACCCAAGAATTGAGGGTGAGCTTGGTGACGTTGAGCAGCGTGTTGCGGCTGAGACGTTCCCCGTACGCAGTGTCGGTTTCGCCGTGGTGCTGGGGCAAGAATTGCTTGCCCGCCCGGCGCATGGCGGTGGTGCCTTCGAGTACGGTTTGAACCGTGTCCCAGGCTGGACGCATAGTGTCGTATGCATAGCTGGTTGTGTCGGGCCGGGCGGCGTCTTTTTCCTGTTTCATTTCCAAACTCCAGTTTGAATGGCTACGCGCTTATGGCGCAGCTCATACCGGACCTCATCGCCGATGTGATCTTCAGCATCGGTGTTGACGTCGTCCAGGTCGTGATCGCTACGTGGCAAAACGGGCACAGTGCGCCGGTATTGCGCACACTGTTCCAAGGCGAACAGCCCTGGGTGTTCGCGGGGGAAAGTATTGGCGGCCCGGAACATTTTTCGCATTTGTTCCCAGCCTTGCCGGCGACTGCCCGGCCCTTTGTCGGCGTGGTCCCAGTGGACGCCCTCGGCGACCATATCTTCGGCCGTGTTTGGGTATCCAGGCACCGGGTCAAAGATGCCCGTATCTGCGGGACCGCGCTTCACCCGGCCGGTGAGGCCCATGGCCGCCTCTCGTTGGATAATACCTTTGCCAATGTCCCGGCCCTCAAGCCGCAAACCTTCATTCGGCTCGCCCGTCCAGCCGTACCATTCATTGATCCGATATAAGTCACCCGGCACCCGGCCGTACCAGTGGCCGTTGTACTTGAAGGGCTCGCCGTTGGAGCGTGCCCACCAGCCAACGCTGAAGGGTTTGGACGTGCCGTGATCGTAGCTGCGATTTATGTGCCAGTGGCGGGGCGTGAGGTGCAATGGATAATTAGGCACCACGTGAACGCGGGGGTCCCAAACGTCGTCGAACATTCCACCCGCCACAATGTCCCAATTTCCGTGGACCCATGCCTGGTATTCAGCGTCGTTGCGGGCGGCGGCCTTGATACGGCTGAGGTATTCTTTGTCCACGGACATGAGGACTCGGTTCTCGGCCAGGTTGCTGTGGATCACTACCCGGTCTGGGAGCCGGTCGCCGTACTTGTCGGTGATGTTGCGCATGACCGGCCCGCGTACCCGGTTCATGGCCAGTGGAAGTTGGAAGCGCATCTTGACCCAGTTGTGGCCCACCCCATAAGGGTTGGCCGTGGAGCGGATCATGATTGGGATACCCTTTTTGGTTGACCGGGCGCACGCAAACATTTTGGTGTACGCTTTATCGTCTGCCCATGTACACAATTCTTCGAATCCCTGCCATGGATAATTATGGCCGTGGTAACTCCAGTAGTCGGCCTCTTTGGACAAGTGCCGGAGGAAGAGTTGCTCGCCGTCGGGCCAGGTCCAATAGTACTCGCTGCGATTGTATTTTGCCTCGGGCCAAATCATTGGAATCCACTTGAGGCATTTGTCGATCACGTCACGTAATTCAGGATAAGTTTTCCGGAAAAGAATACCACGCCATTCCGCGCCGTAGCCCTTGCCGGTGTGTTGGCCGAAGCTCATGATCAAGCCATCGGTTTTTCCGCCGCCCCGGTTGCCCTCCAATAGGCACTCAAAAACCGGGCAACTCAAGAACGCCTCTTGAGAGCCGGGCTGTGGTGCCCAGGCTACGGCGGTTTCGCGCTCGCCTTGTATCAAGACCGGCGCTAATCCGTCCTCACCTTCGCGCCAGTGTAGCTGCGATTGAGCTGTCGGCGTCACGGGGTGCTTCGTCTCCTATCCCGATGTGCGGATTTTCGGCCAGCAATTCTTGGTGTGCGGTGACGGCGGCACGTGCGCAGGCGCTGGGCTCAATAGTGTCACCGTACCGGTCACAAAGTAGCTCTGCGAGTCCGCCCGCAAGCAAGCCCAGTCGCTGGGCCTCTGTGCTGGCGTCGTCTTTGAACGCCTCGTGAATTCCCTTCATGCGCAGGCCGGGTTTCACGTTGGAGTGGACCAACACGTCGTAGTAAAACGTAAGGTCAGTCCTTTGGTTCAGCCGGACTTCCACCATCGCCATTCTCCTCTTCCCAATCTTCAGAAGTTTCTGCCATGCCGGGCACAACCAACACCCCGCCCGTCACGTTGTGATCGACGGTGTGTTTGTCGCGGTAGGCACCGATGTGGCGCTTGGCGTGAAGCTCAAGTAACCGGTCGCTGTATTGCTTCTGGGTAGCCACCAATTCGCCTTTGTAAAACACCGGGGTGTCAACGCCGTCCATTGCGCGGCGCTTGATTTCCTCCTCGATGTTTTCGCGATAATCGCCCATAGCTAATTCCACTTCGTCGTCGAAGTCTGGATTAGCGAGACGGAAACCTTTCATGGACGATGGGTTGACACCCACTGCCCGTGCCGACCGCGCCTTCAGACCGGTCGCCCGCAAAAGCTCCAGGTACTCGGTCTGGAGTTCCGCTGTAAATTTGGTTATACCTTTTCTACTCATAGAGGGAACATAGCGCAGCCAAGGCGACGGGGCAAGCGAAAAAAGTAAAGCAACGACTCACAATTGGAGTTTGAAATTTGCAGCGATATCGCGGGAGGGACCGCGCCTTGGCCAGTCGCACTTTGGGGTTGGGGGGGAGGGCCTGGGCCTTGGGCCTCTCGTTCTCGCCCCCCGGCCCCCGCTTTTTAAGCAAGGCGCAAGACCTTCTGCGTGTTGATAGGGGTGATACTACCACGCTGGAGCAACAACGTCCAAGGCCCCGGTTGCCCCGGCCTGCCAGCCCTTAGCTGGAGTAACGCCCCGGTTGAACCAGCGTGTCACCCGGTGAACCGCGTTGGCGAGAGTATAGTGGAGTAAGCCCATCATGACCGGCGTTGACCCGGCTTGACCTACGTTGGCGAGAGTATAGTGGAGTAACCGTATCAGCGACCACGCAGAAGGTCTTGCGCCTGTCGTAGGAGGCCCCGAATAACGCCCTGGAACACTGCACCATTCGGCGATTAAGCCTGAACCATATGATTCAAGGCGATTTAACTGTGTTATTCGGTGAATCGCCGAACAGCTCAGTTAAACCGTCCTGAAACCCCCATTTAAGTCGCATTCGGCGATTGCTGCATTGAATCACTGTGTTATTCAGTGGTCCAGGCCCGGCGGCCCGTCTCCACAGCGATAGTATACTCCTGACGACACTCCCTGAATCAGCGATTAAAGCAGGCAGGAAAGACCTCTTGCGTTAAAAGGGATCGTCGCCGAGGCTGATAGTACACTCGTGTCACTGCGTGACGATGTGGGAAAACGCCTCTCGTTCATGTGCCCCGCGTCTCGTTGCTTTAGCGTAAGCCCGTTAAAACCGCTGTTTCAAGGCCCTAGCAGGTAGTTTAGGCGGCGTTCTGGGGGAACGAAGGCGACTTCCTCACCCGCGATGCCCCGGCCGATGTGGTGGACAAAGTTCCTTCTCCCCAACGACAGCTTTCACTGAAAAACGACAAACCTCACGTCCTGGCCCTCAAGCCGTCGCAACCCGTTCCCTTTCAACAACTAACGCCGTTCCGTCCCGACCGTCCTGAGGCCTATTCTGACCCTCAGGACGGCGTAACTTCTTGCAGCCCAACGGCTCACCCTGATCCGTCCTGACCTTTTACTATAAATAGTAATTATATACAAGGAACCAATAATACCTATTTACATATAAACACGTATTTTAATAGCAATTTTAAACCCCCCCAGGACGGACCCCAAAAAACCCCCCAACCTAAGTGGTGCGTTGGGCTTACGCCGTCCCCTCCGGTCTCAGGACGGATTTAAACCAGGACGGATCAGCAAAAAGCACCTAAAACGATGATTTAAACTACCTAAACGATGGATTAGGTGCTATACTTCCCCGTAAACCCGAACTGAAGGAACCCAAATGAGACTTCACCAAGCCGCCCACGGCGGCGTGATCATTGTCAGCAGCGCCCCGTACAGGATAAGTGAGCGAGGCCCGGCCTTGACTTTGACCTTGACCACCGGCGCTCGCGGCCCGGCCCTGAGCGTGGGTGATGGCTTGCTCATCGCCGACCGGGTCTACCTTATTGAACCGGACCTCACCCTCACCGTCATTCACCCGCAGCACAGCACTCAACCAGACATAAAGCCTTACATACTCGCCGACATCCGCCGCGCCACTGAATGCTTTGTGGCTTGCCCGGCGGCCAACGGCAATTCGCTCACCTACCTCCAGGTCACCAAAAAGGTCTTGCGTGACTATATCACTGCCACCCCCGCGCCTCACTTTGGCAGCTCCACACCCTGGACCCTGGTCGGGGAAACATTCTTTTGGGGCGCACCATGAGCCGCATCACCGTCAAGACGCCCCCGGCTGAGGCCGCCCAATTAATGCGCACGCGCTTCGGCCCCCGCGCTGAGTGGGTGGCCCGTTACCGCCGCGACAACCACGCCCGCCCCACGGGCCGC